AAATATACCAAGTCTATGTGTAGATGAGATTGGTATTAATTTCGATATGGAAGTATCTACACAAACAGCTAGCAAATCATCAACAGATTCAAGTGCAACAGCAAGTGCATCAGTTGGTTGGGGTTGTTGGAGTGCTAAGTTCGAAGGTAAAGTATCACACCATAGCGAAAATAGCAGAAGTTCTGATACGTCAGCTAAATACACTGTATCAGTTAAAGGCAAGCAAGAAAAACCTGAAGGTTTAATGAAAGTACTAGATATGTTAAATAATAGTATTGGTAAACAAAAGGGAGCTACGCCAGCTGATGGCTCAGGAAGTTAAGAAAGGAAACTTTCTAGACCATTTAACTAAAGGTCTCTATGATGCGGTTGTCCAGGCACAAGCCTTAGCAGAGAATCAACATATAGAGGCCTTCAGTAAGTACGTTAATGAGGATGGTACTCCTAAATGTATGAAAATGGTTATAAATGGAGAGGATGTGCATGTACCTTTAGCAACATTAGCTCCGCAGAGTTCTATAAAGATAAAAGAACTTAAAATGGACTTGAAGGTAAAATTAAATAACTTCGGCAAGAGAAAGTCCAAAAGAGGTGGTGGTATATTTAGAAGAGGTGATGCAGGAGCTATATCAGCTGATTTAGGTTCTTCTATACTACCCCATAAAAGTAATTATGCTAATTTAACAATAACATTTGAAGGTAGTGACCCTCCAGAGGGTTTAGTTAGATTAAATAATAACTTAATTAAGCAAATACCTTAATGTATACTATAGAGATACACCATAAGGGAGATAAAGAAGCTACAACTTACTTTATCTATAAAGAGTTAGAAGCTAAAGAAAAAGGTATAGAGTATAAATACTGGAGAGATGCAAATGAAGGAGAATACGGATTATCCGATGATGGTTATATTGCCAAAGTCATTACGAGAGCAGTATACAAACCTACTAGTATCTATGTTCGTTATCCCTATGGCTATACTTTTTTTAATCCTAATTATACTACTACTAAGCTTAAAGCAAGTGGTCGTATGGCTAATAACACCATTAGTGGAAAGACTCACTGGGAAGTCTTGTGTGGGCAACAGAAGATAAATAGTCTAGCTATGGTATATGCCCAAGTACAGGATTATGATAAAGCTATAGGCATGGTACTAGATAATCCGACAAGAAACCAAGAGCGTATGTGGAAACGCAGAATGAAAACGGAGAAATTCAAAGATATGGTAAGAGATGAATTACAAAAGTTACTTCAAGACCATGGTATGACAGAAGCTTATACTTTAGAGTTACTTGAAGAAACTATACAAAAAGCCAAAGATAAAGGCGATATAACTAATTTAATGAGGGCAGTAGATAATCTTCAAGATATGCATGGTATGAAAGATAAGAATCTTGTCAAAACTACAGAGCAGATAGAAGCTACTAGTAATGTTAAATTAATAGATGAGCTTAGAGAAGAAGAAGAAAAACTTATTGCTACAAAGACTACTATTAAGGAGGAAGAATAATGCCAAGAGGTAAGGGAACATATGGTAAAAAAAGAGGAAGACCACCTGTTAAAAAGAAAAAGAAAGTTTTAAAAAAGAAAAAGAAATACTAATTGGATTACGAAGAGAAATATGCTCAGTTAGAAGCGCTTAAGAAACTGCGGAATAATATGGCACTGTTTGGAAAGCACTGTTTCCCCACAGCCCTCCGCAAAAGCACGCCTCCGTTTCATTCGGAGGTCTACGCTAACTTAGCTGATGACGAAAAAAGAAGAGTATTAATCGCTGCTCCTCGTGGCACAGCGAAGAGCACGGTTACTACTCTTATATACCCATTATGGAGAGTGGCTTTTAAAAAGACAGATGAAGACTTATTTATAGTTATAGTATCTGAGTCACAAGCTCAGTCTATAAACTTCTTATCAAGAATTAAATATCATTTAACACATTCAAGTAGATTTAAAGATATATTTGGCGATATGGGTCCTAATACAGCTAATAGGTGGACACATACTGATATTGTTCTTGCTAATGGTACTAGAATAATAGCTGTTGGTACAGGACAAAGAGTTAGGGGTTTTATTGAAGGTGATACAAGACCTAACTTAATTATAGTAGATGACTTTGAATCAGAATTAAATGCTTATACTCCAGAGGCAAGGGCTAAGAATAGAAAGTGGATGACAGAAGCTGTTATTCCATCTTTGTCTGATGAAGGTAAGATTGCAATGATTGGTACGGTAATATCTGAAGATTGTTTCCTTTACTGGGCAAAAGAGTCTTCTGCTTGGAATGTATTATGGTATTCCATATGGAATGACAAGGAAGAGAGTATTTGGCCTGAAAGGTTCCCAAAAGAAAGAATCCTTGGCATCAAGGATGAATTTTCTTCTGTTGGAAATATTAATGGATTCTATCAAGAATACATGAATATAGCACAATCGCCAGATGATGCTCCTTTTCAGCCTGATTGGATTAAACTCCATAGTTATGAATATAAAAGAATTGATGGACAAAATGTTATTATTAAAAATGAAGGGTTAGAAAATGAAAAAATTAAACCTGTTGAACTCTATACTGGAGTGGACCCTGCAAGTTCTCTTAGTGCTAGGGCTGATTTCTTTGTTATTGCTACTATTGCCATTGATAGTGAAAATAATAAATATGTTATAGATATATATAGAGATAAGATTTCTCCAGCAGAACAACCTCAGAAGATAATTGATGTTTATAAAAAGTTTAAACCTAGGCGAGTTAAGGTAGAAACTGTTGGATATCAAGAAGCTTTAAGAACTGCAGTAAGAGAAATAATGAGAGAAGAGCAGATATATATCCCTGGATTAGAAGCTGGTGTTAAACCCAGAAATTCTAAATCAGAAAGATTATTATCACTTGTCCCTTTGTTTGCAAAGGGTACTTTTTACTTTAAACCAGAGCATATGATTGCCCAACAAGAGTTTCTTTCATATCCAAAAGGTAAGCATGATGATATCATGGATGCTATTTGGACAGCCTTAGATGGGGCAAAACCATCTAGAAGGGCTGAATTTGAGCAAAAATCTAAAGAAGATTGGCGTAATGAAAAGAAAACTCTTGATTGGATGACTATGTAATTCGTAAATTAAGCATATGGAATATTCCAAAAAAGACAAAACTCACAGTCCCGACGTTGTAAACGAAACATTAGACCTTTTTGACGATTACTCAAGTAAAAGAGATAATTGGGCAATGCAGGCTAAGGAAGATAAAGAATTTAGATTAGGGAAGCAGTGGACTGCAGAGCAAAGAGATAGACTAGAAGCTAGAGGTCAAGCTCCTATAGTTATAAATAGAGTTCATCCAGCAGTTGAATCTGCTAAAGCAATGTTAACTTCTAATAGGCCATCATTTAGATGTGCTCCTAGAGAAGATAGTGATAATAAAGTAGCACAGGTAATGAGTGCTCTATTAGCTTATATGTATGATATATCTGACGGAAGAGCTGTTATAAGGCAAGCAGTAGATGATTATTTTGTAATGGGTGTTGGCTATATTCTAGTATACCAAGATTCTTCTATGGATATGGGTAAAGGCGAAGTATGTATGCATGATGTAGACCCATTAGATGTTTATATAGACCCTAATAGTAGACATAAGCTTTTTGACGATGCTGAAAATATTATAATTTCTAAGTTATTCACTAAAGAACAAGCTAAGAAAATGTATCCAATGTATTCTAAGAAGATTGACAATGCTCAATCAGACTCTGGTAATAAAGTAGATTTTAATGCTCCATTTACTGAACGCGAAGATGATGGTGAAGTTACATTTCCAGAAGATGTAGGTAGGGTTAAGAACCAAGAATATGTAAGAGGTTACGAAAGGTACTATAAAGTTGATGTAGATGAGTATAGAACTTTTGAAACATTTTCAGGTAAAGAAGAACTTTTAGGTGAAGAAGAGTATATTGCATATTTAGCTAGAAATGCTTGGGAGATAGCTGGTCAAATCTTTACAGATGAGCAAGAGGCTAAGCAGATGATTATGCAGCTAGAAAAGCAAAGAGAGTCTGCAATGATAATGAAGATGCAAGAATTACTTCAATCTGGTTATAGTGAAAAAGAGGCTGGAATAATAGCTCAAGAAGAAGTTCCTCCATTGCCTGTCAATCAGATTACATTTAAAGAAATGCTTGAACAGGGTTTGATTGAAGTTGTTAAAGTAACTATTAAAAAGGTTAAGCAATGTGTTATAATGGGAGAAACACTATTATATTCCAGGATACTTCCATTAGAAAATTATCCATTAGTTCCAATAATGAATATACATACTAGGACTCCTTATCCTATGAGTGATGTTAGACTTATTAAAGGATTACAGGAGTATATAAATAAAACGCGTTCTTTGATAATTGCACATGCTACTACAAGTACTAATACTAAGATACTAGTTCCAGAAGGTAGTGTTGATATGAAAGATTTTGAACAGAAATGGTCTCAACCAGGTGTTGCTATACCATACGACCCAACTGATGGGGCTCCAATGCCAGTTCAACCTACACCTCTTCCAAATGAATTATATCAAAATGAAACTACTGCTAAAAATGATATAGACCATGCTTTAGGATTATATGAAATGATGATGGGTAATTCGCAGGCTGCTCCCCAAACATATAAAGCAACAATATCTATTGATGAATTTGGACAAAGAAAAATGAAGTCTAAATTAGCCGATGTAGAATCTGCATTAGTAAGAGTAGGTCAAATTGCTATTCCTTTAATGCAGCAATTATATACATCTAGGAAGATTTTTAGAGTGATTCAGCCTAATAATTCTATGAGTGAATATGTTATTAATAAAAAGCTTGTAGATGATAAAACAGGTGAAATAAAAGTAATGAATGATATTACTATTGGCAAGTACGATGTGATAGTTGTAACTGGTTCTACATTGCCAAGTAACAGATATGCAGAGCTTGAGTTCTATATGGATGCATATCAAAAAGGACTGATAGATAGACAAGAAGTTCTTAAGAAAACAGAAGTTTTCGATATGGAAGGTGTTTTACAAAGAATTGATATGATAGCTCAGTTGCAACAGCAAGTTAAAGCACAAGAAGAGCAAATCAAAGGACTTAAAGGTGATATGCAAACTAGAGATAGAGAGGCAATTAACCTTAGGAAGAAAGTTGAAGTTGAGAAGTTTAAAGGAGACCTTGATAGTATTAGTAATAAAGCTAAAGCTGCAGGGACACTTTATGACAAACGACTTGATGACAGCTTAGCCACAGTAAAACAAAGCATCAGAGATGCTACAACAAAAATCGGCTCACCCTCATCTGGTGGCAAGAAAGAGGCAGCTAAAAGGAGAAAGAAATGACGCAGAACGATAATATACAAACAGATACCCCTACTGAATCAGCTAATAGCGAACAATACACTTCCCTAGAGGAAGCAGTATTTGGCGAAGGCTATAAAGAGTCGGGCTCTGATACTATTTCTGATATTTTCAACAATACAGGTAATGAAGGAAATGCTGAACAGGCTCCTGCAGAAGGACAACCCCAAGTAAGTGAAGGTGTAAAAACAGAAGAAGCTAATCCTGCTGTAGATGACAATGATACTAAAAGATATCAATATTGGCAATCTCAAGCAGATAAGTACAAGAATGAATTAGAAGAAATGAAGAATGTTCAGCCTCAAGCTGCACAGCCTCCAGTTCAACAAACTCAAGAAGTATCTCAAAAGCAATCTGATGAATTTCCACCTGCTCCAGAGAGACCTACAAGACCTAGGAATTTTTCTAGAGAGGAGGCTTATACAGACCCTTCTAGTGAAAGCGCTAGGTACTTAGATGCAAAAGAAGATTGGGATGAGCAAATGGTAGAATATAATACCTTGCATACTCAATATCAAAATGCAGTGTTACAAGAGAAATTTGACAAAATGGAAAACCAAAGAGTCGAAGAAGCTAAAAGACAGCAAGCTAATCAAGCTGCGGCTAAACAGCAAACTGAAATAGTTAATTATGTAACAGGGCATCATGGTATGAGTCAAGAACAAGCGCAAGATTTTATGGCTAAAATGTCTGACCCATCTTCTATTAATATCGATAATCTTGTTCAACTATATAGAATGCAATCTGGGAATACAGCTCCGCAACAAAATGTTGCACCTGCTCAACCTAGTGAGTCTTTTCAGCAAGCTAAGAATGCACAGCAAGTACCATCCTCTATGGGAGTGATGCCTTCTGGACAATCTAATGTTGATGGAAGAAATATAGAAGATAAAATTATGGATACTATGATTGGGGACTTTGATTCAAAGAACCCTTGGAAATAACTTTAACCAATACCCTACCCAAAGGTCTAATAAGACAGCTGAGGATGGGTTAATTAAAAGGATGGAATCAAATGGGAACATTTTATTCAGGTCAAGCTGGTAACGACCCCCAAGGTGTTGACATACGTGATACAAGACGTAAGTTTAATTTTGGGGAGAGAGTTGCAGAGCTTGCTCCAATGCAAAGTCCATTCTTCGTATATTTATCGAAGGTGGCAAAAAAAGCTACGAATGACCCTGTGTTCAAATTTCTTGAGCAAAGACATCAGTGGCAAAGACGTAACTTAGTACTTGGTACTGCTGCAGCTATAACTATTACAGTTCATGCTTCAGATGGGACTTGTACTAATGGCAGTGGTAATAACACAACATTAAAAGCAAATTATGATGAATATGGTAAAATATCTTCTTCAGAGCAAGTTGCTAATTTTGTTGTTAAAGACCAAATTATAGCATTTAAAACTGATAGCGGTGCAGTTGTAAACTGTAAAGTTCTTTTAGAGCCTACTGCTGCAGGTGTACTTGCTGGGTCTGGTACTGCTGACCAGTTAACTTGTTTAAATCCAACTGGAAGTACAGAAACTATTTCTCCAGGTGCTATAGGTCAAGTAATTGGCTCATCATTTGCAGAAGGTACTGATGCTCCTACTGGATGGGAAGATAAATTATGGGACAGAGAAGGCTATTGTCAAATATTCAAAACTGGTATGAATGTTTTTTCTGGAACTTCTTTAGCAACTGAATACAGAGGTATTGCTAATGAATTTCAAAGAATTTGGCAAGATAAACTTATGGAACATAAAATGGATATAGAACAAGCTATGTTGTTTAGTAATGGTGCTTCTTCTAACGAGCAATCAACTTCAGCTCCTGTTAGAACATCACATGGTATTGTACCTTACACAGAGCAATATGGTAAAGTTTATAATATGTCTTATGCTTCTTCAGGTTATGATGCTTTCTTAGATGCAATGGAAGATTTCTTTGCTCCTGAGTCTGGTAATAGTGGTAATAAACTTGTCTTGGCTTCAAGAAAAGTAATTACTTACTTAAACAAACTTGGAAATGGAAGTTTTTTAAATAATTCTGTTGGCTCATCTCAATATCGATTAGATGTTAATACAGTACCTGGTGCTTTTGGGCATACAGTAACTGTAGTTAATACTATATTTGGTAATCTTCATTTTGTTGCTGAACCTTTATTAAGAGGTCCTTGGGAAGATTATTGTGTATGTGTTGATATGAAGAATGTAGCTTATAGACCACTAATGGGTAATGGTGTTAGTCGAGACACTTTCATTGAAACTAATGTACAAGACAACGGAGTTGATGGTAGACAAGACCAAATCATCACTGAAGCTGGCTTAGAAATTAGTCTCCCTGAAACTCATGCAATTCTTAAGTTTTCTTAAGGTAGGAGGATATTATGGCTTGGACAAAGTTAAAAGATGGTGTTACTCCTGGGTGGTATACAGACCTAACTCATACTGCAGGTGGAACAGTAGATGTTGATAGCGCAGCTATTGACTTTCTTCCTTCAGGCACTACATTTACAGTAATGTATAACACTGAAGCAGTTGCGACTAATATTCAA